GCCGCCGCCGTGGCCCATACCTCCACCGCCGAAACCGCCGCCGCCGTGACCTCCACCGCCGCCGCCATGAGCGAAGGCTGATGTTGTAAGACCTAACGCAAGAATTGCTGTTCCAAGTGTTTTTAACATTTATTTTCCTCCGTATTTGCTTTATTAGCTTCCCGGCGCTTCTTATTCTGCCGTTCTACATAGATAATAAAAACTGCGAATATGGCCAGAAAGAATAACCAACCTCCCATAACGATGATTGGGGTTAGTGCGGGAAATAAAATCCAGAACCAATCCCAATCTATGATATTAGTTAGTTTCAAACTCATTAACAAAATAGTTAGGAGAATAAGAAACAATCTCCAGTCAATATACATAATTACTTTCCAGTTACCCCGGCAATTGTAACAGGCACGTCACCGGCCATCACAACAACACTAATTTCTCTGTCCTTACCAAACTTCGTTCCACCGCCCGGTACAGGAGGATTAACGTTGTTAACGGCAGTACAGATTGACTGTGCAATCTCGACGGCTGTCTGAACAGCCTTACCGGCATTGCTCTGCGCATTGATAAGAGCAATGACGCCATTAGCGGCAGGCGTAAAGGCACATGCGGCCTTCGTGGCGTTGATGATAGCACTAACGTCAATGCTGCCAGACTTACACGCACCAAGGAAGAGAGCCGGGATAAGAGCAGCAATAAGTAAGTATCTTTTCATTTTAGTCTCCGCAGAAGATTTCTAATACTTTGTTAACAAATTGGCCGCGCTCCTTAACGAAGACTTGCGGTTTAATCTCACCATCGACAGTTATAATAATAACTATTTGAGGAATTTGAATATTATATCTCGCTCCGAACATCATTGAATAAGCAGTCGATTGATAAAAGTAAGAAAGTATTTGTCCTTCGGTTTTTACTTTCTTAGATGTTTTATAATCTATGATAGAAGGTACTCCATCATATTTAGCTACCAAGTCAGTTCGACCAGCCGTCTTGAGTACGAGTGAATATAAAGGTAATTCTATACCCCAAATATCATCTACATGTTCATCTAATACTCTTTTAATTGGTCCCCACATCGGCACATGGACCGGCAGAACGCCTTTCAGATAATCTGGGTCATTCCTTACATAGCGCTCACACACCCCATGGATAGTAGAGCCACGCAATAGCGCTCGCTGGGATATCTTCTTGGCCTCAGTCACCCCAACACGCCGCTTCCATTCAATCAACCAACTCTTATCGAGTTTATCCCCAAGAACCGTTGTCACCGACCGTAAGCGCTCGCCAGTGGGCGTAATATAGACACGCCCACTATCAGTTGTCTCTTCAGTAAGCTGGTGTTCTTCAACCAGATGATGATTGAAGACTTTCTGTTCATAAATGCTACGCAACTAAATTCTCTCTTGCCAAAATATATTCCTTAACTAATCCAGAACGAACAATGTCATTCTCACGAAACTCAATAAACTTGAATGAAGGCATCTTTTTAACAATTCTCATAAATTCAAGAATGCCTTCTTTCTCACTGCCGATGAAATCAGTCTGAGAAAAGTCACCAGCAAATAGTATTTTACTATTATCACCAATTCTTGTTATACATGAATCTAATTCATGAAAATTGGCATTTTGCATCTCGTCTACTATGACAATACAATCCTTAAGGGTTATACCACGAATAAAAGAAGTAGTTAGAAACTCAATATATCCTTTATTTTTTAGATAATCATATGCATCTCCACGACCAAACAACTCAGATAGAATTGCATAATATGGACCTTCATAGACCTTAGCCTTATCTGCCGGTTTGCCTGGAAGAAAGCCAATGTTCCTTGTCGGCACCACGCTTCTGATAATAACTATCTTCTTATATGGAGAGTTTTCTTTGAGTATTTGGTTTAGCGCCAAGTACAAAAGTAAAAAGGTCTTCCCTGTTCCAGGAAGACCATGTAGCATCATATGTTTATCTGTGGCGTATTCACGAAATGTTACCTTTTGATTGGAAGTGAGTGGTTGAACATGTCTAAGTGTAAAATTAATTTTTTCCTGACCAGTCTTTTTCACTTTCTTTCTCGTATGTTGTAGAAACGGCAGGTCTTGAATACTATCTTCCATTCTTTTAGACCTTCTTAGATTGTGCCTACGTAGACGGATGTTTGGCCCTCCTTATGACTGCTTCTTACCTGAATTATTAGACCCTTTGCCCCATCTCTTCGTCTTGAATACGAACTGTCCAGGGACAACAGGAGAACACTTGGCGTCCTCATTACGAGTGCCACCGCATTTGATTCCCCAATAAAGATTCTTCTTAGTTCTACCCCAGCAGACCGTTTCATCTTTTGGGTCAATTGGATACTTGTCTATCATGTTAGCCTCAAAATGTATTGATTGTTGAACGAGTAAACCCTTTCGAGTGTTTCTTCTTCATTTCTCTAAGAATATCTCGAAATCCTTCATCAGGTTTGCCTCTCCCGCGTCCACTATGGAGCGCCGGATTAGAAGGCATCTGTTGAATGTGTGGATTTTCTTTTAAGAACTTCTCTCTCCTGCTCATAGAAAGAAAGAAAGAGAAGTATTCGCCGGTTTCCGTATTATAGAAATTATACGTTGGCATTATTTCCAATCGTCCTCTTCTCCCCATTTTGCTAATGGGTCTAAATCAATGGATTCATCATATTGAAAAATGTCTTGGACATTTTTGGTTTTAAGAGCGCGTTCAATACGACGTTCTTTACGTTTATCTCGCTCAACCTTTCTTTTTGCTGGGCGACCGTCTTCGTATTCTGCATCTATAACTGAATGCTTTTTATTGTATTTTTGTGACTTACTCATTAGATTTTAAATTCTACTGCCTTACTGCCTTCTCTTTCAAAGATAATGCCGGGAAGCGCTTCTTTGACTATTTCCATTGTAATTCCTGGAAATGGAAGTTTCTTTTCTTTGACCGCACAAAGAAGTGCTGCATCATTCTTATCAAGTGTTTCTAACATCTCAATGAATAACATTTCCCTTTTCTTGTGATCAAGATTATCATGAAAACCTCTGATGAAGTAACGAAGCTTGGTGCAGCGAGACACAAGAATATGTTCTTGGTCTACATTCTCGTTTGGTTTGTATGGGGGATCTCCTGGCGGTAAAAGCCATTCAACGCTTGGGTCGAAGGCACCTTGTAAGATAATACGAAGTGGCAATGTGTCATTTGCCTTTAGAGCCTCAATCTTTTCTTTCTTAGTCTTCAAAACTGACACTTTCTTTAAAAATTCACTTAACGAAACTTGCATGTTTACCTCTGTAAATAATAAAATACAGAGGTATTTATATCTTAGAAAATTAGAGGCTGTTTATATCCTCATTTCTACCACGCAAATAGCGATCCCATTCTTTCTCTAACTTTGGCTTATTGCCCGCAAATTCTAATACACCGTATGTATTACGTTTTACATCATGAAGTGGGTCAAAATTATGGTCTAAGAACATCTGCCAGCGCGTGTTATACGAGCGGTTTTCTTTACGACCATGAAACGAATGCTCGATTGTGTGATTGGTATAGCCAAGCTTAAGTCCAGGATATGATTGGGCTCTGCTCTGCCAATTCATGAGGATGGCCTTGTATCCCGAGTTCACATTTTTTGGGATGCTCATATGGGCGTTATTAACCATCGCCAGGGCCATGTGATGATCACCGGCACCTACCCCNCCATATTCAAACAACCCGCCTGTATGCTCAAGGAAATCGCGTGTGAACGCCCATGCATAGCCGGGGTGAGGATATTGGTATGGATGGTTCACAAGCTGCCATGTCTTCTCATCGAAGCGAGGAACGACATGCTTGCCTTCATGAGCCAAAGAAGCAAAACTACGATGGACCGCCGTATGTCCATTATCAGGGCCAAGATCAAGCGCATATTGCCACGGCTGGACGGCTGGATAAAGGTCAAGAGCGCTCATTGTGGCTTTTGCCCATCCATCATGCCTCCATTCAACATCGGCGTCGAAGATGCCGATATACCAAGCCTTATGAGGAAGATGGTGAATGCCGATATTAAGTAAGTTTTCTTTTATCCAGAGAAGCGTTCTAGCTCTCGTAGGAATAAAGGTCACTCTTGGTCCTGCAAGGTCAGCTAATTGATAGCCTCTGTGACCATAGGCGCATTCCACAAGAATAACATGTACTTCTGATTCAAGTAACCAGGAAGCAATTGCTTTTCTGGCTAATCTTATGCGTGAATCCCATAGTAATGGGTTATTGATTGCTGTGACGATATACAATGTATGATCATGCACGGCTAAAATTCCTCTATAAGAAACATTCCTCTACCACATAATCATAACCACGCAGTTCTAATGTTGTTATAAGTTCTTTGTAATGATGATCTTCTATATCTGCAATTATGACATAATTATCTTCAGCAGTATTATATGTCATTTTATAACCATTAGAAGCAGCATTTTTAATTAACTTCTGAAAAAAGTTAGCCTCTTTTGCGTCTTCCTGAGTTAAAGGAGCCGCCTTTACGAATTTATACTTATTCACTTAACTTCGCCTTTATACTTTTCGCTATTGTAAACACGCCTTCATCGTCACCTTCTTCCTTGATGAAGACTTTATCAACTATCTTCTGGAAAGGATGCTTGAGACCATAGTGCGTGAACATATGAGACCGAATAGACTCAACAATAAATGCACCTTCCTTAATGGCAAACTCACTTTCATTTGGAATAAAACCAGCAATATTTAGATGTGAAAAAAGAATAGGCGTAAGAAAATCTATGGTCTGTTGGATATGATATTGTTTATTCTGTTCTAAAACTTCTTCAATGTCTTCTTTAGTTACAGGTGCAACTGTCTTTCTAATTTTGGGGAACAGAATAACATTGTTTGACTGTTTCATCTTTCCTCTAAAAAAATAAAGAGAGTCTGAACATAAAATATATTATCGGATAGCTCCCAAAGAGCACTTCCCCCACTGGTCCACTATAAAAGGGCTAATGGTGGAGGAAATCGGATTCGAACCAATGATAACCAATAATCGAGGGGCTCAGACTCTCTTCACTTCTATAACTGTATTACGTCTTTCTTAGTGTTATTTATACGAAGTTTTTGCACAAGACTATGAAGAATAATCGAATGACAATCTTCTACTACGCCATAGTTGTTTGCCTTAACATGAATAACAACATCTGCCATGTTATTAGCAAGTACAGCGCCACCAGAAAAACCAACAAGGGCAATAGAATAGTAATGTTCACCAATACACTTCTTCTCTGCAATCGTCTCATATGCTCGAATAATATTACGAGACCGCCCAGAAGAAGATATTCCAATACAAAGCGTTCCATACCACGGCCAGAAGTCTATCTGTTTAGCGAAGGACTCTTCATATCCATAGTCATTAGAGATACAGGTTAATAACGGCGAATTTGAGGCAAGGCTTGTAGCCCCCATTGTATAGTCTTCACAATCATGCCCGACGCATTTGATGAAGTCGGTCACGAAATGGTCTGCAATCGCCGCAGAGCCGCCATTCCCGAATGTGATAATAGGGTCCAGGTGAAGGAAGTTGCGTTCAATCAGTTCATAAGCCTTCTGTACAGCATCATCATCAACTGTATCAAGCGCCCTCATAACCTGATGGCTGTAGTTCCGAAAATAAAGTTTCGGTGAGAATGCCTTATGCATATTCTAACGAGCTTCCTTTGTTGTAAAAACGAAAATCTCTTATCTGATATCCAGATAATGCAGAAAGAACTTGGTATTTTTTTGTCCTTGGAACATAAAACATCATATAACCGCCGCCGCCCGCGCCGAGCACCTTCCCGCCGAGCGCACCGGCATTGATAGCCTTTTCATAGATTTCGTCTATGAGCGGATTGGTGACACCGGCAAGCTGTTTCTTGTAACTCCAGGCATCATGAAGAAGACGCCCGAAATCATTTATCTTGCCATCTTCCAAGAGATCCAAAGAGTGCTTTGCCATTTCGACAAGCTCTCCTACCATTTCGGCGGAATTTGGCTGCGCGGTCTGTTTCTCAAGAACCAAATTGGCCTTTCTTCCCAATCCGGTATTGAGATAGATAAGATGGTCTTCCAGGTCGATTTTTGTCGCCGGGTCCATAACAACCGGGCGCACTTCAACGCCATCATGGCGAAAACGATAAGACTTAAAGCCCCCGAAAGAAGCCGCATATTGATCCTGCTTTCCTATATGCTCTGAACAACGATGAATTTCAATGAAAGAAGCAAGCTCTGCCAGTTCTTCACCAGAAATAGAACGTCTATACTTTATCCAATATAAGGCTTTAACAAGGCCAACAGTAAAAGAAGAAGAAGACCCAAGGCCAGTACCCTTGTGAGGTATGTCTGAGAAAGAACAGATTTCAATATTAGAATTAATATCAAAATGACGCAAAGTCTCTCGAACGCGAGAGTGCTTGAGATCATCAACATCATTCACCAATTCCAAGGCAGAATACACCACTTTAAGATGTGGAGCAACACACTGATTGATAGCCATGTAAATGAAACTATCAATAGTAGTAGAAACAACAAGTCCTTCTTTGTGAGTATAGAAAGACGAAAGATCACTTCCGCCTCCAAAGAAGGATACTCTTAATGGTGTTTTTGTTAATAGCATTAGCTCGTCTTATAAATGAACATTGGAATTTCTATTTTACGTTTATCTTCTGGGAACTTAGCTAAAAGTCCTCTCATAAGCTGTTCCCATTTCTTGGAAATTAGCAAACTGTTAAAACGACCATTAGCATAAGTTCTTACAAAGTCAAGATAATTCTGACTGTCTTCCTTGAGAACTGTATTTATAGCGTGCTCCAGATAATGTGTAAATATAGCTATATGATCATTCGGCTTATCCTGGTACTGATAAGATAAAGTTAAATGACCAGATGTATCAGAAAGAGCGCCGAAGTTAGGATGCACACACATAAGACCGGCAGACATAGCTTCTATCAGCACGCGACAAGCGGTCTCACGCCATATACAGGGATAGGCAAGGATATGCGCCTTCTGAAGAGCTTCTATAATCGTGTCTCTGTCTGCATATCCATGATATGTCATATTCGGATGGTCGCGCACCTTCTTGTACAGCGGCTCAAAATGTTCATCTGACTGCGGCCAGCCATATATCTTCCATGACGAGAATACATCTAAATGGATATTTGGATACTTCTTAGACAACTCTGCAACAACTGGTATAAGAAGCTCAAGACCACGCTGCGGCGTTGACATATAGATAAGATTAATCCTATCGCCACTCAAGTCCTTTCCGACAAAGGGAACTGGATCGACGGCTGTTTCAATAACATCAATTTTGTTGTCTTGAGGTATACCGAGTTTCGTAACACAATCATTAAGATGATAGTTACAGTTGAAAATAATCTTATGGAAACGATTGCGACTTTTTGCTTCTTTAAGATGACTGATTTCAGGGTCTTCAGGTAAATCATGGACCGTGTAAATTCTTATCTTGTCTTCGTGCAGTTCACGAACACGAGAAGGTATAATCTGAAAGTGCTTCTGTAAGTCTTCTGGGATGAGCGCCGCGAGAGTGCGCTTCGTAATCTCTGTTCCGCCTTGAGAATTAGCGGAGATCTCATTCTCTTCAAAACAACAACTCATTTTCTATCCATTCGGTAATTCTAAGTTTTCTATTCTCTTAATTAAGTCTGCGGCTGCATAAAGACTGCTGACTTGGAAAGACGGGTAAATATGATCAAACCGAGAGTCTGGACAATGATACGCCTTTTCATTTACATATATAGTTGGAAATACACCGGCCCTGTACCCAGCGACTATATCTTTCCAGCGATCCCCTATCGTAAAGTTACCAGTAGCGCCGATATTCCACTTTTTAATAAGCTTCTTAATAGCGCCGCATCCTGGTTTATAATCATGGTCTGGCATATCAACAAAAGCAGTTGGAAATATACATGGATATACTTCATCAAGTCTAAGTCTGAACTTTATAGAGTCACAGATACGAACACAGTCATATATTGACATGTTTCCATAGGCAATTCCCGGCTGATTAGTGACACAAAGAAGTTTAAAACCAAGTTCACGAAGAATAGTTATTGCTTCATCAACCTTTGGATAATATTCAACTTCCTCAAGACGATGGGGAGAAGTAAATTCCCCATTGCCTCTATCCACAAGCTTATTGATTACGCCGTCACGGTCCAGAAATACTGCTTTGTTCATTAGCGAATATAGAGTGTTGGATCTAACCCTTCTGCATAAAAGACGCTCGACACGCGGAACGCGCGCCAGCCGCCAACGTCCATATCCCAGACAGCAATAAGTTCTGGGTTTTCGTTATGAAAGCGCTTATCAGCGTCAAGCTTATAGTCAGTACCATTAGCTTGTTCGATGATAGTTGGGATAAGAGTACAACGCATAATGCGTGTCTGCCCATTATCCTTCTTAAAGTGGATCTTCATTGCTGTAGAACGAAGACTGCGTAGCAAGTCATCACGTTCGTACAGATGGTCTTTTTCCATAATATTACTCCGTCAAAAACTTAAGATTGTCTTCGGTGCCTTCAGATAGTGCGAGATAGTTTTTTAGTCCGTAGTAACCGCCGACGCACATACCGTCGATTACAATAACTGGATAAGACGTTTGACCAGGATAGTGTTCACGAAGATACTCCCTGGTAAAATCTTCACCTAACTTGTATTCGTTATAAGCCATTCCATGTTGAACTAAGAGTTCCTTAGCCATTGTACAATAAGAACAGCCTGTGTTCGTGTAAATGTCTACTCTCATGAAATTCCTCTTCTTTCCCAAAAGGCTTTTATTGTATGAGAATTAACTGGTATAAGGTTTTCCTTATACATATCTCTGACAACCATGCGCTCAAAGTCACTTAAGCGTGTCCACAAAGAGTAATCATAAGGAGTTAAAAGTTTAGGTTTTTCAAAATCTGTATCTGTCATTTCACTTCTTTCCAGGAACTGTTGAAGTGGTGTTAGCGGGTTTTGGGTCATTATCGTCTTTCCATCCCATTTTCTCTTTCAACTCAAGATAACGCCGCATGGCTTCTTTTCGACTTTTACATACCATTATGTGTTTTCTGCGACCGCTCTTGATAGCTCGTGCATATGAGCGACTAACTGTGTCGCCAAATCACAATTAAGGTCAACATCTCCTGGATGTAAAAGTATTTCATGCTGTATTGCACCAATAAGAGTAATAACGGAATCTTCAATAGTTGTCTTTTCTCTAACTTCTTTAATTACCTTATTAATATCCAATGTTATTTCCCCTTTGGGTTTTGCTGTGTTGGCTGTGGCTGTGGTCTTGGCTGTGGATTTGGTCTTCTTGGTCCCCCTACTGTCTGACCAACATGTCCGCCTGCTCCAGGTCTTCTAGGTGAATTTACCATTTTAAATATCCTTTCATAATAATGGAGCGGATAAACGGATTCGAACCGTTTTCACCAGATTGGAAGTCTAGGGCACAACCTTATATACCATATCCGCATAACTATATTTATCTCTTCAATTTTCTCTGCTTAAGGAGTTTCTTTCTTTTCTTTGACCCTATTTTACGGCGTCCTGACCTTGGACGATTTTTAGCTGGATGTGGCATATAGATATTTACACTTTCTCACTCTTACATAGATCCACTCATTGTAGTAGTGTTCATCTTCCAATACTCTTCTATCCATTTGTTCTTTCAGTTCCATATAGTTCAGTTGCATCTTGTTGTAACAAAGATGGATAACTTCCCTTCTGAAATTCTCTTCACCGTATATCTTTACATCTTTATGCACCGCTTCTGAGGAAGACCAGTAGTCCTTCCAATTTGACTCTAATTTTATTCTTTTATTACGCTTATTTTTGACTTTTTTAAGGCGAGAGGTAAAGGCATTCTTCTTTCCAATATACCGCTTTCCGTTCACCATATTAGTGATGCAGTATACGAACCCAACAATGCCTTCTGGAATTTCTGTGAATTCTTTGCCTCTATAACGCCACACTTATCCAGTAGAGCCGAAGCCTCCTTCACCCCGCTTTGTTTCATCCAATTCAACAGCAGCCTGAAGCGTGACAGTCTGTACAGGAGTGAACACGATTTGAGCTATCCTGTCGCCATGGTCTATTCTGAAACTCGACAAACTATGGTTTATGAGGATGACCTTAATCTCGCCTCTGTAATCG